ATACCAGTACGCAATGTAAATTCCTTTATAGCTGCATCTTGACGAATTGCAGTTTGAAATCCGTTTTCTTCTACTATCCAATGTCTACAATCATAATCATGTAACCATTGTGCCATTTGGTCTAACGCAGCCCTGATACCACCACCACGTTTGTTTTCTAAATCTACTAAATATAATTCACCTCTGTACTGGTCTATACCCCACAATACCGATGCTTGGTAGCCACTTGATGCAGGGTCTAGTCCAGCAACTAAATATAAATTTTTGTACATTTGACCCATAACTAAATCAGGTCGCATACATTGGTCAATGACATTCATAGTAAAGATTTGTGTACCTTCTACATATGCTTGGTTGTAATAAACCATTTCGAATGTCTGCCTACCACCTGTAGATTCAGCAGAATGCAACCTAGACATTAACCATTTAAAAGAACGTTTAGTAGGCCATAACATACACTCAATGTGTTCTTCTTCTGAATGTTCTGGTATTTCACAATCAAGTTTGTGTGCAGTTTCTACTATGCTTGTAAAGTTATCTGATTCAAGCAAGTGGTTATATAAATCATCAGGGTGCTGTCTTGACCCAATTACAACTACAGCTGTATGTTCCTCTTTACGACTTGATAGTGTAGTAGTCCACCATTGTCTTGTACTTTCTCTAGCACCAGGTTGTTGTGTAGTTTGATGGTCCTCAATGTCGTCTGCAATTATTATGTCACAGTCACGTGATAGAATTTTACCACCCTTACCTACAGCAACCATAGTTGGAGATTTAATACCTGCAACTGTTCTAGTACCTACAGTAAATTGATTTTGTGACCAGTTTTTACCTGACCTGTTATCTGGTTTAAAGTTTTGTCCAGGAGGACAGTATGCTTCTCGTAACTCTTCGTTTGTATCTAGTACATCAAGTACAGCAGATAACGCATTCTTTGCAATATCTTCGTTACCACCTACCCACATAATACGTACATTGGGGTTACGGCATATCTGATATACAGCAAAGTGTATAAGAAGTTCTGTTTTACCGTGTCGTGGGGGTGACAGTATTAATAATTCTTTACCTTCTTCTATAGATTCAATAATGTTATTTATCCAGTTAGTATGAAAAGGCGCGGTTTCATACTTCTTACCTAGTTCGGTACGGAAGTATTTATCGCGGAAGCTTGAAAAATTTTCTAATGCAGCTTTGGCATCTTCGGATAACTCCCAATCTTCTGCTGCTACTGAGTTACGTAAGTCAATCTTGTAGGCAGCGAGCATACGACTGACAGTAGCCGATGTGCAACCAAGGAGGGAAGCTGCCTCAGCTACTGCCATGTCGCCAGTTGCAACTGTTTCAGCTATACCTTCGCTTACGAAAGCTTGGTAATACTGCCCTCTTCTGACGCTAGCGTAGTCGCCCTCGTCAGACTTACGTTCTATATTAATCGGTTTTGCATCAATTTTCTTGTTGTATCTATTAGCTGCTGCCCAGACACGTTTAGAACACTTAGGGGAACAAAATTTCTTTTGTTTACCAGTTAATCTCTTCTTGCAACTTGGTGCATGACATACCACATAATTTGGCATAAATTCTACTTCCTTGTAGATTGCTGTATAGATTGAATTATATGCTATAGTTCAGTTAAATACAAACACTTAAAACAAGTATTTTGTTACAGGTAAAGCGGTGACCGGGACATCAAAAGCTGCTGACAGGTAAAACTGTACACTAGAAAGACAAAGGCAGTACCCAAGGACTAAAGAAAAGTTTAAGTCAGACTCCCCTCCCCCATATGCCCGCTCACGCACAAAAAGACTATAGACATTGGGGTTTTACTGTAGTACAGAATTACCAACATATTTTTTTAGACTTACGTACAATATGTAAAGGACTCAGATTAACATATGTAAGTCAAACAGATATGTAGAAACAATAAATATATTATCCTTCGGAATATATTTACTGTCTACACATACTGTATACAGTATACTGTATAAATATACTTAGGAAATAAGTACATTTGAAATTAAATACAGGGGTATGTCGGTTTAATATATTCCCTTACAGTAATATGAATTATATATCCTTCGAATATAATTCAATTACAGAAAGGAAACATTATGAATTGTTTTGTATGTGAAAGTTTAACTGAACCACAGTTAATAACTACTAATAAATATACTGATGAAACTGTATCAGTATGCCAATCTTGTGCCTATGAATTAGGTACATATAACCTAGCGAAGCGTTTAGGTTATTGATAAGTTCTGTACTTATCATACAGTATTCTGTAAATCCATCGATTACAGAATACTGTAAGTAAGTATAGTTATAAAAAGAAAGGAATGATTATGTCAAATTATAACTGGACTAAACCAAAAGTATGTAAGTATTGTAAATACAATATTGTACATAAAGGCGAAACCTACTGGAAAGCTGGTACAAAGCGAGACAGTCAGGGCGAGCTTATACGCTATCCACTTAACTTACACTACCAATGTGGTGTTGAGTTATATAACAAAGGCGAAAACCTTTGGGAATGGAGCAAGCGTGACTTAAATGGTAATTCTATAAAACAACTTGCTTTAAGTATATTTAAATAAATATCATCTAGTACTGTACCAGTGACAGTACTAGTTGATATGTATATAAAGAAAGGAATATATATGTTAAAGAAATATAAAGAAATAAATGAAATAAGAGTTAATTTTTTAGAAATTAATTGGCGTGCTTATTTGTATTATAGATATGTATATAAATATTTTTGGAAATTAATTGATAAGAAATATAGAAAGGATAACTATGAAAAATATAATATCAAAAATTAAATTATGGTACTACTTTAAGTACACTCATCCTAAATGGGATGAAAATACTACATCACAAGAAAAGTATCGTAACTTTTTACGTTTAAAAGCATTAGCAGAAAATGATATGCTTTAAAGAAATGTATATATCACTCTGTCAGTGCCAATGACTGACAGACTGATATGTATATAAAATATATATATATCGTTGCTATTAAGAATATTATGAAAGGAGTACTAATGGCAAGTAAGTTAAACTATGAAATGGTATGTGGTATCACTGGTGAGCAAATCACTGAGTGGAAAGACGTAACATTTATTACAACATATATCAAAGGGGAAAAGGTAACTATCCCATTGCATATAAATAAATGGGCATTATTGGAACTACATAATGCAAGTCCTACATCTAAGAAATCACGTGAAGAAGCAAACAAATCAGAAGCTGAAAGCGTGTCTGAAGACGTAGCTATTGAGGACGCAGTCCTTGATGTCGAAGTTATGGAAGAAGTAGCACCCTACTAATTTGTAGCTTCTTAGAGCGTGTTAGAAATAGCACGCTTTATAGAAGTTATATATATAACTTCTGTATAATAAATAAAAGAAAGGGGATATCTACAATGGATATTGTCAATATAAAACAGGCACTAGAAACATTAGAGCCACTATTAAATATAACTGATTATGAAATATTAAGACGCCAAGTAGGACAAGGTGTCATATTGTTTCATGAAAATAAATCAGAAGATAACTATAGGGCAGATTTAATGGCATTAGGTATCGATATGAAACTTGATGTAGATTTTGGTGAACCACCATTTTAATTAAAAGTACGTATATATTACAGTCTGTTGTCTGTACTTATGACAGACAACAGTCTGTATACGAAAGGGAATTATGGATACAGAAGATAAATTAAAAGAACTATCTAAAGAACAATTAATAAATATTATTAACTGGACACGAAGAGATTTATATAATGCTGGTATTAATACACAGTTAAATTCATTTGTTCGTGGCTGGTGTCGTATGTTAAAAGAAGCTATTGAATATCAAGTTACAAAAGCTTTTAATACATTAATTAAGGAAGAAGAATAAGATGATATGTACAACACCAAATTGTGGTACAAAAATAAATCCAAAGAACTTTAATGCAATTAAATTTGCTGATGATGGTGAAAAAATGCGTGTTGTTTGCAACTTTCATTATGCAGATTGGAAAGAAAGGAATAAAAATGCCAAACTGGACTGATAATCAGGCCACTATCATTGGTAAAACAGCTGACGTTGAAAAACTTATAGCTGATATTACTAATGAAGATGGAACATATGCATTAACAAATGTATATCCAACACCTACAGAACTAGAAAACATACATCAAGGTTCAAGAAATATTGATGGTGTTAGACACGATGCTTGGTACGAAGACGAAGATGGTGTACGACCATTACTAGATATGTTTAAGCTAGAGCTTATTGAAAAGTATGGTACATACAAATCAATTGACTGGCAGTATAACAACTGGGGAACTAAATGGGGCGACTGTCAAACTACTATCAAGTGGGATGGCGAAGTTTTATACGTAGGATTTGAGTCTGCTTGGGGAGAACCATTCTTGTTACTACAAGAAATAGCTACCAAGTACAATGTAAATATAAATAATAAATGGGACATTGAATTTGGACAAGATTCTGGACAAACTATATATCCATTTCCAAATGGTGAAGAAGTTAAAACAGAACATATAAAATCTTTACAAGAAAGTAGAAATAAAATAGACAGTATGTTTAAATAAGAAACGCAGCTACTTACATTGCTTGTACCCCTTTGCAAGCCATTAGTCCAAAATGTAGGTAGCTTGTAGCACATAGGAAAGATATATCTCTATTCTGGTATATTCTTATAATTCAAATCTGTGTGTTACAAGCTATCTATTAGTAAGAGTTGACAGCTGCCCTGTTGCTCATACGACTGAACGTAGATAGCTTAGTACTTATACAAAATCGGTGTTCTAATTGCCCAATAAAGTTATCCGAAGTGTAAGTACTGAGCTATATGATATAGCACTAAAGTAAAAAATATGTAATCTGTCTGCACTATT